GTAAGTATTATTTTCTGGTTCGCCTGCTGGCGGTTCTGCGCTAGCATCTAGCTGGGTAGTGTCAATATCTGCACGTACTACAAAAGCACGATTACTTACACCTAAATAACTATATGCGGCTTGTAATCCGTATTCGTTCTGTTCACCAGCATGAATAGGATTGTTATTAGCATCAGTTTTAAATACTGGTGTACCAAAAGTATCTGCTAAATCTTTCTGGCTTGTTAGTAAATAAACCTTGCCAGCATTTGCTGTTACTGTACCAAGTGCGGTTCCTGTTGCTGAACCATTTTGCTTGCCTTCGGCAGAAGCGACGATAATTAAAGGGGTTGTGCCAGGTGCAGACGGTGTATAGAACGATTCGTCTATTACTGTAACTGCTACGCCTGGTGAACTTAATTGAGCCATTTGTTGATCTCCAATGAATACTATTTCTACATGTATTTATAGGATTTTGACTTTTTGTACTTGTTATACCATTCAAAAAAGGGGTCAAAAAGGTTTAGTTTTTTTAAATACAGTATGAGACCGTTATGTATATGTGGCCAAAGGCCTTGTGCTGTTAATTATAAAAAAAACAACAAAATCTATTACCGTAGTTTGTGTGAACAATGTTTAGCACACGGAACATATCACGGAATACCAAGATGGTCTAGGGCTGGTTATAAGATAAAACCAGTCTGTGACAAATGCGGATTTAAATCACCACACCAAGAAGTTTTTAGTGTATTTCACGTGGACGGCAATCTTGATAATTGCCGTCCTGCTAATCTAAAAACAGTTTGTTCTAACTGTGCTCGAGTCCTGCATAAGGAAGGTGTTCGCTGGCGACAAGGGGATCTTGTACCAGATCTTTAACTTTAGCAAACAACTCATCTATTGTACTATCGTTAGTTAATACCGCATCAAATTTAGTGCCAACCCAGGCTGTTTCGCTAGCATGAATACCTAGGTTTTGCATACGAGTTTTTGCTATCATATAATTCATACAACGATCGCCGGCATTCATATCACACGCATCTTGATACCAAACTGGATCATCACCACGTTTTACACAAATAACAATGCCGCCGGCATTTTTAATTGATTTGATTTCGTTAGGAAAACGACAGTCTGAAATGACAATATCGTCCTTGCTATTACGGAGTTTGTTTTCTACGCTGGCAATCCAGATATCGTCGTGAAATCCATGCCTACAAACTTCAGTTCCCCAGAATTGTAACACCCAACGTGGAGTAAGGTTAGGCATCATCAAACGTTCTGCCCACCATGGATCAACTTGTTCTCGCCATTCACGGGCCATTTTTGTGCGCCCTTCTAGCATAGTACGGTCCCAACCAAATACGTGGGCTACTGCATCTTTTAAACTGTTGGCGAAGCTTTCTCGTCGGAAACCATGGAAGTTAGTTAGATAGTCTGCAATAGTATCTTTACCACTGCCAATAAATCCGCATACGCCAATAATCATAAGAATCCCCTGTAAGTTGTGTTAGTATATAACACTTTTGCACAGGGGTCAAATTATTTATTAGCCAATTACAAATGTTAACGGAGTTCCGCCCGAAACCATATTGTCAATTTCTTTGTCCAGGGCGGTTAGTTCTTCTTTGCCAGCTGATAGCAAAGCCGTACCGTTCATTGTAATACCGCCACCGCCAGGGCCAGCAATACTGGCAAATTTGCTACGTGCTTCACCTAGCATTAGTTTACAAACTGCTAGAGTATAATCGTATAACCACTGCTTTGCATAGATATCAGTTAGCAATACCCAATCTGGGCGATAATTATGACATCGAATTAAAATTTGTTCACCTTGAGCAAACGGGCGTTGTAAGATAGTTAAAATATGGCTTTGCGATTTCCATTTAAATTCGATATAGCTACCAAACATACGCCCTACTAACTTTTGGTATCCAGCAAATAACTCGTAGGTTGCTAGTCCACCCATCATAGTGCCTGATAGCAAGTAGGTGTTTGTGTACGCCAAGTTGAACGGCTCGAACAATGTTCCGCCTGCACCCAAACCACTACGGCTACCAATTGCACGTCTAAAAATGCTTTGTACTTCTACAACTTCATCAGGAAGCCTATACTCGTTTTGATCTTGTATAAGTTCTAAGAACATATAGCTTTCTTCAACAGCATTACTGCTACGTTGTCTAAAACGTGTTATAGCACGATTAAGTGCCGTTTCGTAATGTTTAGGATCTAGCTCTACTTCGATCATGCCGTCGCCTAGCATGTCTTTAACATACTCGAACACTTTGTTACGTTCAATTAATGAGGTGGAATCTGACATTTTTTACTCTCCATTCATATTTAGCTAACGATAAATATCATATGCCAAGACTCTCACTGTATAAGCCCGAACGAGGGCAGGACTATAAATTTATAGATCGCCAAATTTCTGAAATGTTTCAGGTTGGCGGTACTGATGTATATTTGCACAAATACCTAGGGCCTAAAAATCCCACTAACGGTACCTTAGATCAACCAATTTATACCACTCAAAACGTGGCAAATATTCAAGATTTGTTGTTCTTAGAAAACCGTGATAGAAAATATGGTACAGAAATTTATCGTATTCGTGGCCTGTATAATGTTGCAAATATCGACTTTAACCTAAGTCAGTTTGGTTTATTCTTAGACCAAGACACTGTATTCATGACAGTGCATATTAACGATTTTATCAAATATATTGGTCGTAAACCTATGAGTGGTGACGTAGTTGAATTACCACATTTAAGAGATCAGTTTGCGCTTGGTGATGCAGATATAAGTCTTCCTAGATACTTTGTAATTGAAGACGTGGGGCGGGCTAGCGAGGGATTCTCAGCTACATGGTATCCTCATTTATACAGATTAAAACTTAAGAAACTTACAAACAATCAACAATTTGCTGATATTCTTAACATGCCAGCAGGTGCCGACCTTGATAAATTTGCTGGGGATTATGATCCTGAAGTTACATATCATGCTGGTGAAATTATTAGATATAATGGAACACTATATACTGTTACAGCAGATACCACAGGCAATGTTCCACCAAACACTAGTTTCTTTAGTGAATACAACAATACGTTAGAAAGTATTTTAAGTACTCGCGCAAAAGAATTAGAAATTAATGATAGAATCTTGCAACAAGCAGAAGTTGATGCTCCCAAGAGCGGATATGAGACTAGACAATTTTATACACTAGCTGTTGGAACAGATGGCAAACCAATTTTAAATACTGCTGATGCTACTAATTTTGATGCTAGTAATAGTACTATTACCGCACAAGAAAGTAGTGCTAGGCCGGTTAGAACAGGCTACACTGGATATCTAGTTGGTGATGGGTTCCCGGTAAACGGTCACGATTTTGGTCATGGAATTCAATTTCCCGAAGGAGCCGTTACTGATGATTTCTTTTTGCGTACTGATTTTTTACCAAACAGATTATTTCGATTCAATGGTAGTCGTTGGACAAAAATTGAAGATGCTGTGCGCATGTCAATGACTAATGACAGTAATCGTCAAACTTTGAAAACCGGATTTATTAATAATACTGAATACATTTATAATGAACCAACTAGTATTATTGATTCAGTTGCCTTAGAGCGTGGTGATATTGTTATAGATACTATTATTGATTATGCAACAGCACCGTATATTCGATTAAAATTATCAGTTGTTATTCTAGGGTTCTCAACAGCCGACTATTCAAATATACTGTCATCATATTCATATACCAACCCAGTTACACTAGTGGTAAGTGATAAAGTTAGAATCACGTTGCCGATTATAAACGGTGATCAAATTGTAATACCCGAGACTGGAATTTGGAGTGTTGGTTTATACAATAATAGAGAAGAAGTAAGACAGAGTCTTAGTAAAGCTCTTCGACCTAAGGCGGATCTATAATGCAACATTTTTATGATGGTCAAATTAGACGTTACATTACACAAACTATTCGTGTACTTAGTAACTTTGTAGTTAAGTACGGTGATGGTAGTTTAGTTCGCGTACCAGTTATGTATGGTGATGCTGATCGTCAAGTAGCTAGTATTATGCGCAATAATTCAGAAAATTCAGTGAATAGTGCTCCAAGAATTAGTGTTTATATATCTGGATTGGACATTGATCGTACTAGACTAAGTGATTCTTCCTATGTAGGGAAAATGCATTTTAGAGAACGAGAAATTGATACTTCTACAGATCCAGATAGTTACACAACGCAAGAAGGTAAAAACTATACAGTAGAACGGTTAAT